GGTGACCTGTTTATTGGTAACCAGGTTATCAACCCTGTTACAGGTCAAATCACAAACGAAGATATTGCACAACTGAATGTTGTTGGTGAAGAGAACACAACTATTGAGACATTCTCTGAGTTGGTTCTTACTGACAAACTCACGGTTATCGGTGGTGCATCTAACCAGTTAGAATCTATCTTCGCTGGTCCTGTTACATTCCAAGGACAAACTACCTTCACAAATAACCTTTCTGCTAAGAAGATTTCGTACTTCAACCAGGATGGCACGGTCGTCAAGCAAACCTTATTGGCACCAGCAGATGCAAATGGACAACCCTCTTTTGCTAATATCACGGGATACACTACGCCCGCTGATGGTGATCTTGTTTATAACATTAATTGGACACCAGGCAAGTCGCTTGGTTGGATATACTACGGTGGAGCATGGAAAGAATTTGGTCTCACAGATACTGGTCAGATTAATATTGATACTTTCAATAACAATCAACACATTGGTCTTGGTGTTGCTCCTACAGCTGATTATCGCGTAAATGTAAACGGTAGTGCAAGAGTTGATGGTGACTTGATTGTCACTGGTCGTGGCGGTGTTGGTCCCGACAAATATATTACTAAGACATATACAGGTGATGGAACAACTCTAACCTTTGCTATTACTACCTACACAGGTGTTCAGCACGTTGACGATTCTGTTCTGGTATTCCTGAACGGTGTTGCTCAAATTGCAGGAACAAATTATACTGTGGACTCTAATGGTGCAAACGTTGTATTCTCTTCTGGAGATGCACCTTTGGCATCGGATACAGTCCATATTGTCGAAATGCCTATCTAAATAGTAAGGAGGTTATATAGTCTGCCATGGCGATTTCAAGAATTAGTGGAAATCAGATTTCCACTTCAACCGAAGCAATTATCTCTACATTATCATTCCTGAATCAAACCAGTGTTTTGAGGATTCCTGCTGGAACTCAAGCAAATAGACCCACTGGTGTTTCTGTAGGAACAATTCGTTTCAATACAGATGTGGACGCTGCTGAGATTTACAAAGCAGATGATGGTACTGGCAGTGCAGGTTGGTCGCCAATCTCTGGTGGTGGTCCTTCATTGGGTAGTGATAGTGTTATCAGAACGAACCCTAATACAATCTCAGAAAATATTACAGTTGGACCTAGTGCTGGAACAGAATTTGCAAATGGTATGAGTGCTGGTCCTATGACTATTGGCAATGGTTATACTATTACAATCGAATCTGGTGGTGCATGGAGTGTTAGATAATGGGTCGCGTAAATGTCGCAAATTTACAAGGCAACGCACCTGATTTCAGGGTAACTGTCGATAGTGAATCAACTCTGAATACGAAAGCAGATGTTCGTATTACAGGTCAGAGTTATCATCCTATCCCTACACCTCCTAGCAATGCATTTGCTAAGAGGTATAGTCCTTTGTATCCATTTACAGGTGTTAATAATACAGATGGAACATCTTTGTTAGAACCTTGGGGCACTAGTGGTAACCAAGTAACAATGTCTGCTGATTCATCAGTAACAGATTCTCCTGTTGGTGGTGTGCCACTAAAAATGGCATTGAGTGGAGGTAATGATCCTTATACTTCCACTTATAATAGTACATCTTGGAATGTTGTTGAGGCAAGAGCAGGAGAACAGTGGACGTTTAGTGTATATGTAAAATCAAATCAAAGTGGCGGCATCAATGCTCAGTTATTTTTATTTGAAGCAAGAGATGACGGAACATATAGTACTTATACAGAACAGGTATTCAATAATATTGGAACATCTTGGCAAAGACTTAGTATAACAAGAACACTTAATCAGACTGATACAAGATTTATACAAGTTCGTGTAGATGGTTCAGATGGTGGAAACGCAAACTCTCACGTTCTTTGGTGGTCTGGACTTCAAGTAAATAGAGGACCACTGCAAGATTTTACTCCTGATTATAGAATTGATCAAACTAAATATGCCAGGCATGATCAGACTGGATATATCAGATACAATACAACTGAGAAAAGAATTGAAGTAAAAGATACTAGTTTAGTATGGGATGATGCTGCTGGTTCTGCATCAGCAGCAGGAAATTTCCCTCTTGGATCTGTAGGACCAGGTGGTGGATTTACTGTTGGTGAAGGTGCGAATGATACTTCACATCAGGGATTTACTCACAATGGAATGCGAATACTGCATGAAGGATTAAGATATAATGATGGACAAGCGGGTGATGAAACACTAGGTGCAACAGGAAATACTAGACCATTTCTTGACTATATTTCATCGACAAGTGGCAGCGATTTTGCATTTCACACGGGACATACTAACCCTGGTAATGTTTCTTGGCCGCAGTATCTTGCGGTTAATGTATCCGAACGAAGATATGGTCAAGTGTTAAATAGAATCAGATGGTATAAACATGCAAATGCCATTGGTAACTGCAATATTTGGGGAACCAATAGAGAAGTAGATCGAAATAATTTTACTGATACTGCTACTAATTGGACTTTCTTAGATCGTGTACACTTTGGTGGACAAGGTTCTGGTAGTGAGGGTGGTCAAAGATCTCAGAATTTCTCTAACACTAATGGTTATCGTTGGTATATGATTGAAATGGTTGACATTAATTCTTCTGCATTAGCATATCCCAATGTAGGCAGTAGAGGCGGATGGGCAATGTATGGAGTAACATTCGACAACACATAAAATGAGTAAACTAACTGTATCGGAATTAAATGGGATATCAACATCCCTAAATCAAGTTGATATCCCAGCAGGACATCAACTAAAAATTGATGGTAACTTAGCATTTGATCATACTGGAGCACATACACTCCCATCAGGAAATACAGCAGCAAGACCTGCATCTCCTCCTATGGGAGCAATGCGCTTCAATACCGATATTAGTTCATTTGAAATTTATATTGGTAGTTGGGAAATTGTTGGTGGTGGTGGAAATGCTGCAAGCGCATTAGGAAGTTTTGGTAACCCTGCTCAAAATGGTATTGATCTAAAAGAAAGTGGAGCAGGAGACGGATATTATTGGATTAGACCTATTGGACACACTACTCCTAGATATTGTTATGTTGATAATACAAACTATGATGGTGGTTGGGTTTTAGTAAAGACAATCGGATCTAATACTACAAATCATTGGTCTACATTTGAATCTAATAATTTATATTCTGCCACTATTGATGGTCAGGCAGCAAATTATGTTCCATATTCTGGCACTGGATATAGTACTACCGATGGTCGTCGTCATGATGATAATTTCATTAGAGATTTGGGATCATTTGCTAATGGTGGTGGTGAAATTATTAACATAAGAATTGCACAAAACGGCGCTGCACCTCTTGGTGGTCCATATGATACATATGCTGGTGGCACTAATGCTAACTGGCGTTATGCATCGTTTATTCGTATGAATAACGGTATTCATTATTTCAGTTCATTAAATACTGGTGGAGATGGTCGCCAAGGTGATCGTCGTGAAGGAACATTTAGTGTCTCCCATGTTTATCCCTACAACTGGGAAAGACCTGGTGGTCATGATCATATTAGAGTGTATGATGATCGATATAAAGTATTTGATTATCACTCAAATCCATCAAACATTCAAACATCTCGTTATGGTGTAAATAGAGTCCTCTATGGTTATACTGGTGCCAACTCTGGTCGTGGTATCTATGGCGGATCAGCATCATTTACAGGCAGCAACAACTTAAACCCAGGTTATTTCTTCATACGATGAGTACTATTAAAGTCAATAAAATAGAAGGAGCATCTGATTTTAATTTTCAGATTAATATGCCCGCAGCGGCACATCTGAACATTAGAGGATCATTTGCTATTGATGAGTCGTCTGGACTAAAACTCCCTGTAGGAACTACTGCTGAGAGACCTACAACTCCTGTTGCTGGAATGATTCGATTTAATTCGACTCTAGGAAACGTAGAGGGATATGATGGTGGTAGTTGGATAAACTTAATGACCCCTGAGGGTGCTGCTGCCGCTGGAGGCGGCGCGAGTGCTGATGTTCCTAGAGAAGGATTACTTATATGGTTAGATGCCAATAATCCTGCATCCTTGAAACCGAATTCAACAGATCAGGATGCGAATTATTGGTATGATGTTTCAGGATCAAATTTTCACTTTAGTATTCCCACCGATAGATACGCTCAAGAGTCTATCAATGGATCTCCAGTGAAATATATGGACTTTTCAGAAAATGGTGGTGGGTGTGCTAAATTTTCACATGCTAACTATATTGATACTCCTTGGTTTCCTCATGTATCCGTTGTATTCTTTATGAAATGGAGAACTACTAATAGTCAGTGGAGGACACCTTTACGTTCTCGTGATGCTGACCACCATATCATTGTGCAAGACGGTACATATAACCTAGGCATGTATGATAATAATGGTGCAGGTTTCCAAGATACTGGATATGATATTAACAATTTCCCTAACTGGAATACTAAGTTCAACATGTATACTTGGAGATTATCAAACTATACTTCTGGTCAGTATTCTCCCTGTTACCAGTGTTATTTTGCTGATGAGCAAAATGCTAGAGCAACTAATAATAGTGGAAATGCACAATTCAATAGAGGATTTCACTCTTTAGGTGCTTATCATAGTGGTGACAGAAATCCCCATACTTCATCTCAGAATGCTGGTGGTATTGGTGTGTTCATGTATTACAGTAGACATATTTCTCAGGCAGAAAGAGCGCAGATATATAACTACTACAAGGATACATACGATATCTGATAAATAATACGAAGGTACAAGACTAGGTATGTCCCAACTTAATGTAGATAGAGTAGTTTCTTTAAGTGGTGGTGGCGGAACGGCACAATTCCAACTGGAATCTAGTGGCAATTTTAACTTTGATTCGGGCACGCTGTATGTCGATAGTGCGAATAACGAAGTTGGTATTAACACTACAAATCCGCGATCAAACTTAGATATTGCTGGAACGGGTAGTGTTGTTGTTCCTGTTGGAACGACTGCACAGCGCCCTGGAGCACCCGTAGAGGGTATGTTCCGATATAATTCAGAAGAACGACAGTTTGAGGGATATTCCTTAAATAGTGGAACTAATCAGGTTGAATGGGGTGCTATTGCTGGCGCTGGTGGTGGAGGAACACCTCAACAATCTACAGATAGATATAGCAATGACTATTCTGTTGGTGCTGTTCTTAAATCTGACGGAACTGAAGCATATTGGTCTTTTGAAGGTGTCCTAAGTGATTGGGGCATGGCAAGAATTTGGACCCATGGATATGTTGGTGGTGGGTATCAAAGTGGTTCGCCATGGAGAAACGTGAACAGAACTGTTCATGCTACAGATACATCAACAAACTTAGGTGATACTCTCGATAGATCTGGTGCTTATATGGCAGGATCTTTCCATGATACTAGACACTTCTTCCACTCTATGGAGAACACTTATAGAGGTTCTTCTAACTATACGTCTGGTTTCAGTATGACCTCTGAATCTGGTATCACCCACCAGAACTCTTGGGATATGACTGTAAACCGTGCATCAATGGGTTCATTCCAAGACTACATTTTTGCAGGCGGTTATTCTTATCTACAGGGTGGTGGTAACGCTAGAACTGATGCATTTAATCTCTCTACAGAGGTTATGAGAACGTCTGGATTCCCTCCTAACCATGGTGATGGTGGTGATGACCCCACATGGGGTGGTAACTCTAGAACAAAAGGATGGTATAAGCGTTCTGGCACACGTCAAGGATTCACCTGGAAGACTGAATCTTGGGTTACTTGGAACCATGGACCTGGTGGTGATGGATGGAAGAAAATCCTCGGTACTATGTTAGGTCACATGTATGTTGGAACTGGTAACAACGCACAGAATGGTAATCAAAAGTGTGATGATACAACAGGTATTCAGGTTAGAGGTTTGAACTTCGGTAATATGGGTGAGGAAAACTTTGAAATTGGAATGAGAAAAGGTTATTGCTTGGGTAACTATAATGGTGCTCAGAATAATAATACCTTCAAGGTGAACTATGCAACCGATGGTCACACAAACCTTGGTGGATCTTCACCTCCGTCTGGTCATGGTGGTATGAGTTCTGCTCACTGCTCCTCTGCATCTGCTGTATCGGGTGTTAACACCGATGGTTCTCAGGCATACAATTACGGCACAACTATTCCTAACTTCTGATGGCAACTACTAATCCCGATATTATCGTTCTCGATGAAGAGAAATGGTCTCAGATTAAAATCTGGGGTAGGAGAATTGGTGACTTCTTAGGTCTAGAAGTCTATGAATTGGAAGATCAATATTTTGATTACATTCCTCAATACATCAATTATCTTAGATTTGATTACAAGACTGGCACCTTTGGTCATAAGTACTGGGGTGAATACAGATCAGAAAGATCTGAGTATGGTGAGAATGAAGAAGGAACTACACAGAAAGATAAAGTATCAGTTGATTCTACTCTTCAGCAGAAATATACACTGCCTTTCATGAAGCAAGTAATTACATTGGCAGTGCAAGAAGTATTTGAAAAAAGATATCAATCACTCCGTGCTACATATAGTAGTCTTGAAGATGCAACGTGGGGAGACCAACTTGCAGAATCTCAAGCATATTTGGCAGACAGTGATCACGAAACCAAGTTAATTCATAGGTTAGCAGAACTTCGTGGGTTGACAACTGAACAGTTTGCTGGTAAAGTTGTCGAGAAGCAGGGTGAGTGGAAAGGCAAACTTTTTGATCTCGCCGTGGCAGAACAAACGTTGATTGTTAAATTGAAAGCAATCACAAATGTCGCTGATGCCAATGTATTCCTAGAAGATTACTTCGGAATATCAATGTCAAATCAACAATGTCTAAATTACGGTAGGTGTATTGAAAATGAAGACGGACTCATCGTCAGAAAAGAACCTTTTAAGTACGGAATTAGATTCTGAGAGACTGCCTTTATCTAAAACAATCGAAGACCTAGAGAACATTGATCCCTGGGTCTTATCTGATTTTGATGAAGGACTGGTCGGGTGGAGTGATTCTCAATTCTTTGGTCAAACTGATTATCAAAACAAATATTTTGTTGTCAACTCACAGGTGACACCTTGGCGTCAAATGCGTCAAGCAATTATGGAGATCCAGACGCGATTAAATGCTCTCCAGAAAGTAACCATTTCATATAAGCGAACACTCAACGATATCGCTAGAATTCGTCATGAAATGGAGACTGAGGAAGATCCATATTACAAGCAAGATAAAGAATATGAAATCGAGATTTTGCTTCTCGATAAACAAGTATGGCACAACAAACTGCGTCAGTGTAAGAGGGAGATTGAAGGTCTGTTGCGTATCATCAAAGAGCGCACAGGAGAGAATGTCGATCTCGAAGATCTGGAAGTATTGAAAGAAACTATTCTCGCTAAAGAGAATGAGGAAGGTGAAGAGATTAAGTATTGGATTGCTCGTTTAGCAAAACAATGCTCTATCGATCTTCTCACCACTGGTAGGATTCAAGCAGGCAATCTAGATAGTATGCTTATGATGAGTCCTGAAGATCAAGCAGCAGTGACTGATCTGGCAATGACATATTCTACTGCTATGAATATCAATGTCGGCAAGATTAAAGCAGCAGCAGAAGATAAAGTAGAGAATATGTTAAAAGGTCAAGGACCTCAAATGTTTGATACCGCTGGAGTACTAACTGATTATGCAAACAACAATGTTGAAGACCGCTATCTTCAGTCTGCCGATAAATCCGAAACTGGATCTTGATTACATTGAGGAAGGGTTAATCCCCTTCCTTTTGCAGAATCAACATCTAATTTACGATTTATATTTCACATCTAGGATGCCACCATTCTCGCAAGATGCGATGGGTGATGTGTTTCGTTCGGAGACAGATGCACAGCAAGTTGCTATCAATGCTCTAGTAATTGGTGAGAAGACTGGTATTCCCCTGTCTGCCACTTTTAATAATATCTGGGTGCGTCCAGATCAAAAGAACTTGGATGAGTTTATTAAGAACTTTAAGTTCTTGTATGATGCTGGTGTTAGGACTGCAACTATTCCTCACACATCATGGGTGATGACAGGACAAATTCAAAAGGAATATCCTGAACTAAAGATCAAGAACACTATTCTTCGTGAGGTAGTCAAACCTAACGAGATTGTCACTCTTGCTAGTGCTGGATTCAATTATATCAATCTGGATCGTGATATTATGCGAGACAGAGAGGCATTGGATCGTATCAAACAAGCAAAAGAATATTGTGCGGAGAAAGGTAATCCTGTAGAGTTGTCATTACTTGCTAATGAACATTGTTGGGGTGGTTGTCCTATCATGCCTGAACATTATCAGTACAACAGCACACGACAGGGAACAGAACCGCAATACTTCAATAGTGAGATCAGTCGTATTTCATGTTCACGATGGGATGCAGTTGATCCTGCACATGAACTTAAGGTCGCTAATCTTCCCCCATGGAAGAGTGATTGGAAAGAGTTCTTAGATGTTATTGACGTATTCAAACTGCATGGCAGAGAAGATACTATGCGACTATTAGAGTCCATGGATCTTATTAAGCGATGGGATGATCCCACTTGTAGTTTAATGTATCCTGAGTTTAAGGATTACATGCAGGATGTTGATATGCCTGATGCTCCTATCAACAAATGGCGTGAAAAGATCAAGACATGTAAGTTTGACTGTTGGGATTGTAACTATTGCGAAACTGTGGTAGAATTCCGACTGAAGAAACAAAAACGTGAAATGAATCCTCTGGTAGATAGAGTCATCCGTGCCATTGATAATGCTGTGGACGATAACTCCAACTTCAAACCCGATGGGTATAATGTTCTTGGTCTATCTTCTAACAAGGTTAGACATTTCTTGAACAATCTATGTTCTGAGCGTGGTACAATCTATGCAGATGTTGGTTGTTACACAGGCAGCACATTGTTTGCTGCATTGATGGGTAATGAGTCAGTAAAAGCATATGCTATTGATGACTTCTCTGAAGGATGTATTCGTCCTAAAAATAAGAATCTGTTTGACAAATATACCATTGATAATCCTATCGATGAGTTTATTCAGAACGCTGAGAAGTATTTCAATACAGATTGTTCGGTTGGTTTCTGTGTTAAACCTATCTTACAGATGGAGTTTAATCCTGAGTTCAAACCTAACGTTATCTTCTATGATGCAGAGATTGAAGACAATATGATTCCCAACTTGGAACATATTCACAATCAAGCAGCAGATTCATATATTCTGGTTGTTGATGACGCAAACTTCAATGGTGCTGTTGATAATGCAAAAGAATTCTTGAAGGGTAAAGATGTTGTTTATGACAGAATTATCAGGACAGAGATTGTAGAAGATGAGAAGGATTGGTGGAATGGTTTGTATATCGCAGTCATTGAAAAATGATCAACATTATTGATAATTACTTACCTGAACAAACATATCATAACATCCGTAATCAGATGTTAGCATTTAATTTCCCTTGGTTTAGTTCAAAGATTGTCAATGATAGTCCTCAGAACTACAAGAGAAATGTTCAAATGATTCATATGTTTTATACGAATCATGCACCACAGACAGATCATTTGGAGATCATTTATCCAGTACTCGATAAGATTCAACCCCTGTCGATCATAAAGATCAAAGCAAACTTTATGACAGGTACAGATCGTATCATTGAACATGGACTACATAATGATATCACAGAGGCAGAAGATCGCCCTTATATTAAGACATCGATCTATTATCTGAACACCTGTGATGGTTACACAATGTTTGAAGATGGCACTAAAGTAGAAAGTGTCGGCAATAGATTTGTAGAGTTTCCTAACTCAATGAGGCACACAGGAACATCTACAACTGATGAATATCGTATGGTTTTGAATCTAAATTATGTTTGAATCTATCCTAAAAAATGAACTCTATATGGGTTACATTTTCGGTATCATGATCTTGGGTGGTTTCATCCGTGATTACCGTGCATTAGAAGATGTATATTCTCTTGCTAAAAAATATATCAAGGATGCTCGTGTTCTTGTTATCCTCACCTCATTGTT